GTCGTTACTAAAGATGTGGTAGTAGCAAAAGTCGAGAAAGCCGAAGAACCTGTACCTGTTCCTACGAATATTGTGTTCGCTGTAGCGGTAGAAGCTCCTATGCCTAGTTTAGCTTGTAGAGCTTCGATAGCATCGTTGGCGTTAGCGTGTTGAGCTGAGTGAGATACTGTTGCCACTGAATCAGTTGCCCCTGGGTTGGTTAAAGCATCAAGTGAGGTTGGGAAGTTTGTCGAACCGAGTGTAAATGGTGTAACATCCCAAATCATAGGCTCTACTGGTCTAAAGAAGCCTAGAGCAGAGGCAAGTAAAGCTATGCCGATAAGAATTGGTTGTATCATGCTGGGTTTTTAGATAGGTTGGTAAATGAAGTTGCCTGACCGACTGAGTTGTAGAATACCTCTCGACCATTGGAATCAAACATTGAGTCGTAGTTAATTTCGGTTTGGTCATATTTCCAACCCTGACCTGCTTTGGTCATAGCTCCAACTACCACAGTATTCTTTGTACCGTTAGTAATTGTTGGTGCTGATGATTTTGATTGGTTTGATACTGCCATATTATTCTGCGATTATAGATTCGGTTCTAAAGACATTCCTAACATCTCTCTGTCTCCTTGCATAATATTCGGTCATAGATTTCTCCATTTCAAGCAAGTCTCTCTTAAGTTCCTCCTTGTTAGTATGCCCATGTGCTCTAGCGTAGTTGTAGCACGAATGAAGAACTAGATATTCGTGGTATAGACCAGCGAAGCCAGGTTTCTTTGTTGTGTCTGTATAGGCGAAGTAAGAACCCTCTCGACTAATGTAGATTTTAAGACCGTTTGTTTCGTTGTAGCTAGGAATTGGGTCTAGGAAGATGCCTGTAGCCGTTTTGTCGTATTCCTGTGGTACTCCTTGTCCGTTCGTGCCATCAGTAAAGGCAATCGTGTCATATTGAGACTGTACATCTACTGGGAATATCTCTCGGAAGACCGCATTGTCGTCAGCTACTAACACCTTGTGGATGTCTAAGATTAAGTTAGAGCTACCATCCGAAGTAAATGAATAATCTCTTTGACCCAAAACAAGGTTTGTAGTGATAATTGGATAATCAGTGTGATTCGAGTCATCAAATTGCCAAGTGCCATCTGCACTAAAGATAATATGAAATGCTCTATCTAAGGCTAGGTTGACCTTACCAGTCCATTGTCTAAGTCTGGTAGTGTCGCCTGAAATATAACCATCAGCAAATCCTAGTGTTTGCTCAATTTGCTGAATAATCCCATCTTTATTCGTTGTGTCGCTAAATTGTATGCTCATTGTTTTTATTATTTCCCCATCTCAGCCCCCACATAACTAGAGGCTGAGGAGAGAAACAATTACTGTGCTGGAGTTGTAGCGGTAAGAACCAAGAGGAGATTTCCTGCTAGGTTGCTTGCTGCTTGCTTCTGGCGTATAACCTGTCCACAGGAAGCTGTGCCTCCGTAAACAGTTCTACTACCTGCACCCGTAACTACTGCCGTAGACGAAGCTGCGACAATATCCCAACCAGTACCCTCTGCCAATGCTAGACCAGGGAATCCAGTAGAGGTTGCAACTGAGAAACAGATGCTTGCCCTCTGACCTGGAAGTGGAAGAACATTTGATAGAGAAGAACTTGCTACTAGAGTCCAAGTGGTTGTTGCGACAGCACCAGTCTTTTCAAACTGAATAGTGTCGAAGAATGCTCCTTGTCTCACCAAGTCACCTGCTACCATTGTGTATGTTGCAACACTCGATGAGGTGGCATTAACGAAACCCTGAGTCAAACCCGCAAGAAACTCTTGTGCATTTGTGTGAGTTGGACCAGACTCAGCTCCTACAACTGGTGCAGGAGACTGAACTGGGCTTTTAAGGAACGCTAGAGCTGCGATTACCACCGCAACCAAAGCTATTCCTAATGTAAGTTTTGATTTCATTAGATTAGTTGCGATTTACGATGATAATTAGGCTACTAGAACATCGAACAATACAGGGACAACATTTGCCCATGCCTTGAATGCGAAGTCAACACGCATGATGACACCGATAGATGAAACAGCACCATCTGCGGTTGCTGGCTCCTCATCTACGACTACTTGACCATAAGTATCACGAACGATACCTAGGTGGAATGCCTTTCTGATACCAGCAAAGACATGTCCTGCTGTGTGCTTGGTTGATACATAGTGGAATACACCCATGTACTCAACACCAATCTTTCCGCCCTTCTTTAGTGCAGCGTCTGCCATTGAGAAACCGTTTGCTTGCATATATGCTTCGAGAACCTCAAAGTCTGCAGGTCTCCAAACAATGAAAGCACCATTTCTGTCGAGCATAGACTGACCATTTGCCTCACGAATCTCACGAAGAACGCCTCGGATAATGTCGTCAATGTTTGAGGTAGAAACTGTGATGTTTCCAGCCGCACCACCGATAGAAGCATTGTCGAAGTTAGTCCAAGAAGCGTGAGATGCAAGCATCTGGCTTTCAAGGTACTCATTCAAAAGAGTTGCCTGTCTGTCTGCAAGTTCCATTTGCTTAGCATATGGAGTCTGTGCGAGGTCAGCACGGTCTATCTTCTGAGGAAGGATACCGATAGAACTGATAGTGATACTCTCGTCTGTAAGAGTAACATCTTGATGAGTGTAAGCAGAGTTTCTAGCTGTAGTCTGAACTGTTGCGTCAGTGAAGTAAGGATTATGCAAAACACGAGAGTTTGTGTACTCGACATTGCAGATTTCCTTCCAGTTCTGAGGTGCATCAAGTCTTTCTTGAGCTTTAACTGCCCAATCCTCATCGTAAATAATTGTATTTGCCAATTTAGTTTAGGATTGTTTTAGTAATCCCAAACCTTGCGAACTATTTTCTAAGCTGGCTTTGTCTCATGACATTACCAGTAGAGTTGGTTGAGAACTTGCTACTTGCGGTCTCTCGATTGTATCGAGCATTGACCACTTGTCTGCGAAGCTCTTGATTGTCTGGTGTGTTTTCAGGTAATTCACCCTTGGCAAGCCAGTAATCAACAGAGTCTTTAGAAGAAGCAGTAGCACGCTTAGAGCCTTTTGGCACAGCCTCCGAAGAAGCCTTAGAATCTCGCAAGTCCTTTAGTTCAGCTTGGAAGAATTTACTCTCCACAATCTCATCTAGGGTCTTACCAGTATTTGCCATGAACTCCTCGACTAGCTTTGTTTCCTCTGCACCCTTGACACCATTGGCGACAAGATATGCTTTCTCTGCGTAGCCTAATTCACTAGGTTTGGTTGCCTTTTCAGATTTAGGTTCGGTTTTCTCAGGAGCTTTGCCTAGTTTGCGTTCTTCACGCTCTAGTTGTCTCTTGAGTCTAGCGACACGGGCTTCAGGAGTTTCCTTTGGCTTTTCCTCAGATTTCTCTTTAGAATCGTCTTGGGACTTATCTTCAGTCCTACCTTCCTCTACTTCAAGGTCTTCTTCGTTGTTAAAGTCAACGGCTTGGTCATTTTCATTCATAAATGATAAGAATTATTTAATTCACTTATTAAAAGTGAGAACTTGTAAGTCAATTTGTAGATGATTGAGAACTTTGTGCTTTTTTGGTCGGAAAACTAACCGCTTTCTTACTTCTTTGAGAGTAAGTCTCGAATGTCGAGAAGCACCTCAAGTAAGAACTTGGCTTGTGCTCCTTTAATTTCGACCTCCTTTTCTATTTCTTCTCGCTTTCTCATGGATTTATTTATTATTTATGTCCTAATTATACCACATTTGTTATCTACAACTAAATTGCGGGGTTTTCCTCAACAACAGTTGCTTCTTTAGGCTCAATCTTAAACTTATCTAGTGAACCAAAGCCTTGTTCAATCATTTGGATTGCCATAGCAGATGCCATAGTGTGAAGACCGAGCTTCTCGAAGTCCCACATCTCCCTCTTGGTGAGAAGCATACTGAACGCTGGTGTGAGAGCAAAGTTTCTTGTTGGGTCTATTTCTCCCTTGGTAAGAACTCCGTGTTGATAAATAGGTTCAAGAAAGACTTTCCTAAGAGCTTCTTTGAGAACCTTGTCCTCATTGAAAGACTTTATCTTATCTATCTCAACCTTTGCTAAGTATTCTTCAGGATTCATATTTGTTATGTGTTATACGGTTAATGCTAACTCTGGCACTTGCCCTGCCTCTGGTTCTCCCTGTGGAGCTTCCTGTGGCATGGTAAGGCTAGAGAAGTTGATTGGACTAATACCACTAGATTCTAGGATGTTGTTGAACAATTCTGCCATTCCTGGGGCTTGTAGGATGGCTGGGTTAGCAAAGACTTGTCTGAAGATTGCGTTTAGCTTGCTTACATACTCAGCGAGGTTCTTTTGCTTGCCAGCGATATTAAACTTAATCTTGACTGGTAGTTTCTTGAACTCGTCTTTCATAACCTTGATAAATCGCTTCTTTCCACCCTTCATAAACTCATCCTTGATGAGCATTTTCATTGTCTCCTTGTCTCGGTCTGTTGGTTTCTTACCACTCAAGACCATTTCAATTAACTTTGCGTTAGATTGGTTGGTTGCAACCTTTTCTGCTACTTCCTGTAATTCTTCAAGAGATAGTTCGTCTAACCACTTATCACCCTTGTTTAAGTCGGCTACTAGGTAGTCAATAACCCAGTCTCGGTAGATTTCACCCCAGAAGTTGGCAATCTTACCCTTTCTGTAGTCATGTATTCCCTCACCTTCTGCGGTAACAATCTCGGTTGTGCCTAGTGGTGTGCCTGATACTGGATTTAATCCTAGCTGTGGGTCTGAGGCTGAACCAAGAGTCCTAGCTGTTTGCTCCCATAGATTTACATAGTTATCAAAGGCGTTCTTGTTAGGAGCTGTGATTGCTACTTGAGTAAGAGGCTTGCCTTCTTCATGTGAAAATATCTGACCGTTCTTAATGTCGTCTAGTTTATTGTTCTGGGCTAGTTTCTTATCTGCTGTCTGTAGGACTATCTTTGAAACAGTCTCTAACATCTTCTGTATATGTATCTCAGATGAGTTAGTCCATGTCTGAGACTCGAACAACTCCTCAATTCCTCCCATTCCACACGCTGTACCGAAACGATTAGTTCGCTTGTATGCCTTGTAGATAGACTTCTTTTCCTTGCCCTTAAACAGACAAATACCAGCGTCTTTACCCTCTGCGTTCTTGTAGTAAGTAACTATGTGAATCTGCTTACAATAGCCATCTTCCTCTGAGTATTCCTCGTTATCATCAGTATTTAGCCAAGTTTTAGGGAATGTGCCGTGCAACTCATAAATCTCTACATATTTACTTGGAGTCTTGGTATCTTTGTTAGCTAGAGTGACATTCTTAGAAGCCTTAGCTTGAATGATAGCCATATCCACCTCATCGTCATACCATTTGCCCTTCATATCTAACAGTTGGTCTATTGAGTAGTGATGCTTTTCACAAATAGAACCTGAGAGAATATCTGTTTGGTCAACAAAGGCTAGTCTCTGAAGTGGCACAACCTCTGGCTTCTTTTCGTTTACATTCTTAACTAGGATAAGTCCAAAGTCGAAGTGACTTTCAACTGAGTTGTCTATCTCGGTGTCAATTCCATTCTCAATAGCCCATTTCGTGTGAAACTTCCTTGAGAGTAGTGATAGGTGATAGTAGTCAGGGTCATCTACATACAAATCTACATCTTTAACATCAAATCCCTCGGTGCGGTAATTAACATTCGCTATCGGAATGATTATGTTCTTGAATGGTCGCTTGCCGTCATTATTACCTTTGAAAAACTTGGAGTTCTTTAGAGATACTGCACGCTCAATATCCTTCGGCATATGCCACTCCCAGTTAGAAGTAACTGGCACGCCTCTAGTTTCATAGGCGGTTTTCTCTGAGATTATGTACTCAAAGACATTATCCTTTAATTCCTCATCTCGCTCCATTATGGAAGCATCTTAGCAATACTGATTGCTAGGAGTTCAAGGCTTGTGGTGTCATAACCAGCAAAACTTCTCCTTGCGTCAATCACTTTTAAATCCTTCTGCACAGTTTTTCCACCCTTTGTTACCAAGATATTAGTTTCTGTCTTGATTATTGATGGAGTAGGGAAACTTCTGAATACTTTGTAGAGGTTATCTCCACCTCCAGTGAATGTTTCGTTGTTCAATATGAGCTTTACCTTGAAAAGTGGCTCGCTCTTTGGTTTCTCCACCTTTGGTTTTGTGACCTTCTCTGTTTTTTTCGTTGCCATTGTTATTAAATTGAGAACAAACTTAGTTTATACCGCATTATTATAACACAAATTGTACAGTCAATCTATTTTTGTGGATACTACATCGCTATATTATCCTCCTTGTCTGCCATGCTTTGTCTAATGAGAGGATATTCGTCTGACCTTTTCCTTGGTTCTGAGTGGTCTTTCATCTGCCATGCTATTGCACACGCCGTAAGTAAGTCGAAGTGTCTAGTTGAGAGTCTTGGGTCTTCTTCTCCGTCAATCAAATCATTCCTAGAGTAGCTCTTGGCTTCATTTATGAGGTCTTGGTCATTAAGTGCGAGCAATCCATCTTCTACCGCTTTCTTTAAGCCTGAAAACATCTTGCTCTTTGTGAGAGAGTTGGTTGACCAGCCATATACAAGTGGTGGTAGGTATCCTGCTTTAATAGCTTTACCGCCTGATTTAAACAAATGTCCTCCTAATAACTTAGCTTTAAGCACAGCTTGGTCGTATTTGTTGTTCTCTATAGCAAGCAAGCATCCTCCAAAGTAGTTACCCTCGTTGTAACACTCATCTCCAAAGGCTTCTGGTTGAATGGTATTAGAATGAAATGTCCCTACTACTTGGGCTGGGATAGTATCAAAGTCTATGATTACGCTTGTTGAGCTATCTAGTCCTACTCCTCCAGCAACATCAGCTCCAAGAGCGTATCTGTGTGATGGGTCATAGTTTCTGAATACCTTAAACCCAGCAATCTCTTTCATTGGTCGCTTAACCTCCATTCTGTCTAAGGTTTCTCGGTCTATGTAAATATCCTTAGAAGCGTTTGGCTTACATAGATATTCTCCTTCAAAGTCATCTGCTCCTCGCTTAATAGCTTCAATGTCATCTAGCGAGTATCTTGTAGGCCATGTGATAACATCATTCTCAATGATTGGTACAATTAAACATTCCTTAGATTTATCATTCTGACTTACTAGCTTATGGACATTTCCCATCTCAGAGACATAGTTTCCTAAGTAAATACATCCTCCGTTATAGGACAAACCGTCTTTAGCTTCCTGCATATTGTCCCATATGGCTTTAGATTTAACTGCGGAGCGTAGGGTTTCTCTTGTCTCAAAGTCATCAAAGATTATTAAGTCTGGTCTTGAGTCTTCTTGAATAGCTCCTCTTTGTGAGCTTCCTACTGTGTCTGCTATGACCTTAATCCCCGTAGCCGTAGTGAAGCTACCCATAGTTTCTTCTCGCTTAGTATCAGTTTTCTCGAATATCTCAGGATATAGAGCCTTAACTCTAGTCTCAATAAGCATATTGTATATGTCTGTTACGAATTGCTTACAGTTAGTTATATCGTGAGAGAGAACCTTTATATACTTTCTGAAATGGTCTGTGTCGTTTGCTACTACAAAGGCTATGAATAGCTTAGTTCTTGTAGTCTTACTTGCTCCTCTGAAAGCTAAATCTACAAATGATTTAATACTGGCTCGGTATATCTTTAGATTATTACTATCTATCTTCTTATGAAATGGTGCGTCTTTTACCTTAAAGTATTGAGGAAAGAAGTTCCTTGCCCATAGATTAAACTTTAATAATACTTCTTCATCGCTATCCTCGTTGGAGAATTGGAATAGTGCTTTTATTAAATCAGGCTTATTACTCGCTAGAATCTCTTGTATTGTCATTTAAGAAAGAACTTATTGCTTGCTTACTTTTCTCCCTCGCTTCTAAGTTGATACTTTCTCCCTTAGTAGTTATATCTGTTTCTGTCTTATCGCTGTAACCATGCTTGGTTAGCATAAGTTTTGTTATAGATGAATTATATGTACCTACTAAGCCATTATCTACAAGTTGTTTCTCTTGATGGGCGAGTAGTTTCTCAACGATGTTACAAAATTCTTTCTTCTCATCTTGACTTGCCCAATCATATATGGTCTTTCGTGCTACTCCAAGAACTACTGATAGCCCTGCAATGCTTGGTATAACATCTCCGAACTCCTTATATCTCTCTAGGTAGTCTAGGCTTTTTGCGATTGTCTCTTTGGAATAATCTGTGGGGCGACCTGCTGGCATTTCTAGTATCTGTGATGTTTTATTATAAGTTCGTGTGGGTTGTTTCCTTGGAACATCTTGTGATAGTCCTCGGTGATTTCTTCTCCTTGCTTTATGTCCCTCGTGGCGAGCATTTCTTCTGAGTTTGGTTCAGTTGAGTGATTGCAGAAACTTTGTAGTGTTTGTTCGGAGTTTGGTGAGTAGAAACTAAATACCCTTTGCCATTCCTGAAATAAGTTTCTATCAAGTATTATACTCCTAATTTCAGGTAAAATCAAGTCAAAGTCCTTAATTGGTATTGTTATTAGCCTTGGATTTAGATTGTGTATCGAGTGGTCTGTTATCTTTGTACCTTTTGGTATATCTCTGATTGCAAAGACTCCTATTCCTTGAATGCTCGAAGGTCTAAGTGTTGCCCATACTGAGTTATTGAGATACTCAACCTCGGTCATACCTTCTTAATGAAGTGCCTAAGCTCGCTGTGTGCCTTATGGTAGTCAATAATGTTGCCATAGAGTTCTCCTGATAGTGCTTGAGCTATTCTTCCTAAGATATTTTCATAGACTCTTACTGGAAAGTGCTTTTTAATGAAGTACGCTTGCACTCCGTAAGCCTCAATTTCTTGTTCTAGCCTAAACTTTGGTTCTTGAATGTATTTATCCCACCACACTTCAGGTTCTTTACCTTGTTGCTTAGAGTGTACTGCTTCATGTATCTCTAAGTCTCTGGTAACAATAGCATTAAATGGGTTATAGACTATTTCTCCATAGCAGAATATGGCTTTTTGTTTCTCGCAGTCGGGAAATGCCTCCTTGATTTTCTGGTAGTTTGGTGGAAAAAGTTTTTTTACCTCCATTACTTCACACAGCTAATCGAGTAACTGGATGACTTAGAGTTCTTTAGTACATAACAAGCCTCTGTTGAGCTTGCACTTGGAGTGAATCTAAAGACCTCTAGGGCGTTTTCTGTAAAGTAGGAGTTGTTGAGTATTCTTGCTACTCCTGTTGCACCTGAACTATATCCTGCAGAAACATAGCCTATTGCAAGACTTGGTACGATTAAACCTATAATTAAAGCAATTATTTTTAATGTTTTCATTTGGTTATTGTATCATTTTTTAGCTTATAATGCAATTTATTCACCCTTATTAAGTTCGGAGAGGTATCTGTCTATAGCACTTGGTTCTTCCGCCCAAACATCTGAATCTAAATAGTGATACTTACCGAGAAACTTTGTGTAATCTTCTAGAGTTTCCTCCCTCACCCTCTTAACTACTTCTTGAAGGAAGGAGTGGATGTTTTTATCAGTTAAACCACTTTTCAAAAGGCCGTCCAAGTAATGTCCTTTTGGGTAACAGAACTTCTCATCAAACTCCTCTAATATCTCTTTAGTTAGTTTGGTCATGGTCTTCCAATTAAATAATAAGCCCCATCTTCCCAACCCGTCATCTTCCTGCTTGTGTTTCCGTTCCAACCAATTCTTATCCAACCCGTAGGTATATGAAGCTCAATTCTCGGTGCTAGTGGGTCAATATGTACTCCAAGCGACCAACAATGCCAGTCTATAAACTTGTAGAAAATCTCAAACCTCTTCTCTTCAGTTAGTTGAGGCATGGGGGTTATCCTACTTTTAGCTTATAAATCATGGAGATTATTGCGGTCAAATCTTCAATCGAGGTCGCAACATATTTAGCCTCTGGCACTCTTCTGTCGGCTTCTAAGTCAATAACCTTTATTAAGAAGCCATTATCCATTTTTGTTATTTTTACTTCTTTCATATCTTTATTTATTAGGTGAGAGGAGGGAATTGATTTCTTGGCGGATTTTCCCGTGCTCACAGTTACAAACTCCTTCGTCTGATACAAGAAAATAACACTCTGCATTGTGCCACTGCCCAGCGTGATACCAGTAATTCTTAAAAACCTCTTTAGCTTCCTCCCTCACCGCCTCTCTGTCGGAGTGGAGGAGGGTGTCTATCTCTTTGAGCCACCAGTCAGCTATCACATACGGCTTGTTCAACATCTCAGGTTTAATAAACTCGTTTAAGAACCTCTCTCTTATCTCTTGTTCTTTGGGGTTGGTCATATTAGTTAAATGTTATGTTTACAGCCTTCGTCTTTAGTAAGGTTACACTTTGAACAGCAGACGCTTCCGTCTAGGTGTGTGTAGGTTTTTACTTTTCTTTTGGTGTGATATGGGGCAACAACAGCATATTCGTACTTCCTCTCCGTCACTATCTTTAATATTACTCCGATATGATTTTCAATGACGATAAGAACACACCGCTTAGCCTCCCCATCTTTGGGTAGTTGTATCTTCTTCCCCCCTACTTTGTTATTGGTGGTGGACATCTCTATTTTTTGTTAGTGAGGGCTATGTTTAATATCTCATCACGGAAATCCCATACAGTTATCCACTTACAATCTCGCATTTGCATCATAGCCATACCATCAGGCGACATTGGATGTCTGCTATTGATATGACTTGCCTCTATTCCAAAAAACAAGTCGGAGCCAGTTCCTGCAAATGAGATATAGACATAGGAGTATCTCTCTGGTCTATCTTTTATTTCCTTCTTTGCAATCTCTTTTTCTGCATCTCGTGTTTCTTGTGCATATTCTTTCACTCTTTGCTCTATCTCCTTCAAAATCTCATCATTAAACCAGACATCATCAGGGCTACTAAACTTACCATCCAAACAACCAGAAACCATTACTTCTATATCCCTTTTCACCTTATCTCTGTATGATTCCTCTGTGCTACCAAATCCTAGTACAATGTTCATCTTACTTTTTCTTATCTAATAACTCTTTATTCTCGTAGATGTTGCCGATGACTTCCACCCGCTCTCCGTCAATACCGTCCCAACGCCCTTCGTTGGCATCCCACATCACTTGGGTTTTCCACTCTTCATACGCACCCGCGTCCATGTTCCAGTTTTTGTTTAGCAGGATGTCGCCCTCGTAGATTTCCTTTCCCTTCCCGTTCTTATCGAGGAGGCCTGTGAATTGCATTAAAGGATAGTCGTCTAGCCAACCTTCTGGGTGATTTTCGTTACCAACATCAACCATTACGGGTTCTCCCAAAAACACTCTCCCTAGAGTATTCTCGCCCTCATTTTCAGAAAGTAATCCGTGTAGAGTACTGTCATCATCAAAAGATAATTCCCTCACATTTCGCATCACTTTATTTTCTTTATCCCACGCTCTAAACTTTATTTGTCTTGTCATTGTTTTTTGGCTAATAACTTCTGCTTTAGGGAGGAGATTAAATCCGAAGCCCTTGGTCTGGCTGGATTGTGGTCGTAATATACCTGTCTAATTACTTCTACCACTTTCTCTATCTCTATCTTATTGGCGAGGAGTTTCTTGATTTGCTCATTTCTTATATCGTTTCTCCCCTGAGTTGAAGCCCAAAATTGGTCTGTGAACTTTTTGTCTACCTCCTCCCACTTAGGTTTAGGAGGCTCTTCGGTAAAGCATTTCAAACATTCACAATGGATACTGTGGTTCTCCTCTTGAGAGGGGGTGGAAACATCTCGCCTCATTTCTTCTAGTTTTTCGTTTCTTGGAAGTGGGGCAAACTTATCCTCTTGGTGGCAGGGGCAATTAGTATCCCCGCAATACTCTCCACCAAAAGATACAAAGTCAGGACTATCATTTGCTATCTTCTTGAAGTTGCATTTAGAACAACATGGTTTATTTTCGTTTGGCATGGGGGTTAGTTAGAAGGATTTAAATACTTCATCCAAAGTCTTTGTGCTTCTTTTGGCTCTACTTGTTCAATAAACCTTAAACATTCTCGGATTGCTTCATACATTTTCTGTTCTGCCTCATCTGCTCGATGTCGTTCCGCAATAAATTTATCTGTTAGGTGCATGATTACTGAGCTTTGTATCTTTTCCATCGAGGGACTTCGGTGGAATAACTTGTCTATGAAAGACTTTGGCTCTGTTGCGTAAGCTATTTCTAGTGCCTCTTGGATTATTTCTCTTCCTGTTTTCATGACTTTTTATTAGTTATCTTCTTTGGGAAACGCCTCTTAAGTTCTTTTTTTAGTTCAGCATACTCCGTATAAGCAAGCCAGTCTTCCCCATCAACATGTTCTATTTCACCAGTCATAAAATTATCATCTCCGTCATAGCCATACCCACAGACTATATCCCCACCGATTTTAGCGTTTCTTTCCAACATCCTGATGGTGTTTATAAGGTGGTCTGTTTTCATATCGGCAATTCTAATAACCTCACCATTTTTCATTGTCCAAACTGGTTCTTTCTTCTCCTTTGTTTTGGTGGTCTTAGGCATATTAGATGTTTAATAGCAAAAGTAATGAAATGGCACACAATACAAAGGCGAACACGACCAATCTAGCTTTAATTCTTGTTTCTTTTAACTCTTTATCCCTTTCTTCCCAGTATGTTTTCCACTCTCGGTCAAACTCAATTTTCGATTTTTCCACCCACTTACCAACAACTTCTTTAAGTGGATTGGGAAGTGGTTCTTTGATATAAGGCATATTATTTATCTAATTTAAGTCTATTAAAGTCCTTGATTGAGAGCTTAGATACTGCTTCTAGGAAGGCTATCATGGTCGGGTACTTTAATTTAGCTGATAATGCTTTTAACCTGGGCACGGCTTCTTCTGTACATCTTAAGTTTCCGTATTTCTTCATGTATTTATTGTAGCATGGTTAATTTATATGTCGAACGCTTATTTTACTTACCTGTGGATAGCCAAAACATCCTCTAAAGACCTCGCTAAAATATACTTTCCACCTGCTTTTTCTAATCTTTCTTTGAAGTCCTTTTGACCCTCGCTTAACTTACCTTTAATGTCCTTTACCTCGATACCAACATACTGTCCGTTTATTACACACACTATGTCTGGGCTACCAGTAGCACCGAACCTCAAGAACCTACTACCAGTCTTTGTTGGAATGACTGTTGCACCGCTATTATTTCTATAATGAAATATCTTTTTTAACTCAAGATATTGCAATATAGCTTTTTGGGTCGTTTTCTCTGTACTCGCCATAATTATTTTTTAATGCACTTATTCTGCCCATCATTTGCTTATAACCATATGCCTTGCTGTAAATCTCTATCTCTTTAGGGGTGGCTCGACTCCACATTATCCAATCGCACCTAGTCTTGTACTTAACAATGTTTTTATGGACTTCCTTGTTAAGAGGCAAGATGCAGAACTTTTCATTAACCTGCCTACCTGCGTATATCAGGTTGTGATGCCATTCGACATCTCCTAAGCCTGTGATACAACACTTCTTGTAGAACGGGTCGTTAGAAAGTTCTTCCCTTAGCTTCTTAGGAATTGGTCGCATTAGAACATTGAATATAAGCGACTTTTAAGTGAAGCAAGCAACTTTTCTATCCCCTTAGACCACGCCTTGAGGTCTATTGCTCTTTGTCCAAACTCTCCAGCTTTCCATTGTCGCTTTATAGCCACATCCGTAAGAGATAGGTCTTGGTGTTTCTGGGCGAAGAACACCGCCTCCATTTTTTCGAGGTCTGCAAGCTCAAGTTGGATTTCAGCAAAT